AGCCAACTTCAATCGACGCTGATACATATAAGAAAGAATTAGTTGAAGCAGCTATTGTAAAAATTAACAACGCAAGCAATGCAAATGCGGATTTTGGTGGTAAAGCAGATGATGGATGGGGTAACTCAACAAATCTAAGCTCATCTGATGAAGAGGAAGCGTGGAGTTAATCTCCACGTTTTACCTTGAAACTATTAATCACGATTATATGGAGGAATAAAATTATATGGCTAAAGCAAGGTCAGCAGCAGTTACACAAGCAAAATTAAATATGATTATTTACGGAGAACCATTCACAGGAAAGTCTACATTAGCTATGCAGTTAGCATACTTTAAACGTCCTGATGGTAAACCATTTAGAGTATTATATCTTGATCCAGAGTCAGGTAGTATTGATGACTATCTTGATAGCTTGGAGCAAAATGGAGTTCAGCTGGCAAATATTTATATTGTATACACACAGTCTCTTGGAGAGGTCAGACAGTATATTTCAAAGGTAAAGAACAATGAAGATTTTTACGAGTTAGATGAAGATGGAAGTGAAACCGACGACGTAGTTCTTGATGCTGATGGTCAACCGTTCAGAGCAGACGCAATTGTAGTAGATGGTGCAACTATCTTAAATCTTACTACTAAGCAAGGATTGGTTGAGTTTTCAAAAAAGAGAAATAAAGTTAAAGCTGATAAGGACGGATTAATTGGTGACGCAAGGCTTGTAAAGATTGAAGGAGCTGGTATGGAACTAAAGGATTATCAGACTGTTAATTTCAAAGGACAGGATTTAATTCTTGATCTTATGGCTTCTGGAGTGCATTGTATTACAACTGCAAGAGAGGCAGATGAAAAGGAACAAATTAAGTTACCAGATGGAACAACAAACAGCGTTTCTACTGGAAGAAAGATTCCAGATGGATTTAAAGGCATGGATTATAACGCAAAGACTGTTGTTAGAACATTTATGGATAAAGAAACTGGTCAGGTTTGTGCTTATATCAATAAGGATAGAACTGGAATACATAAGGCAAATGAAATTATTGAAGATCCGACACTACTTGATTGGCAGTTAGTAATTGATAAAACTGCAAATAGAAATAGTTTTGTTCTTAAAAATGATTTAACTAAGGCAGTTGACGTAGAACAAGATATTTATAGTAAAGAAATTCTTGGAGGAGTATCAAATCCTTCTAATATAACAACTGAAGATAAAGATACTATAGCAGCAGATGATATTACAGCAATTAAGGATAAAATAGTCGCAAAATTGAAGTCTCTTGATCCTGTAAAAAAAGCTGAAGTAAGAAAGCAGCTTAATGAAAATGGTCTTCCTGATGCATTTAAAAATGTAAATGATATTATTATTCTTAACAAGGTATGGGAAGTAGTTAGTAAGTAAATCGCTAATATAATTAAAATTTGAATATATGGGGTGGAAACACCCCAATTATTTTATAAAGGTTGGTGAATTATGAAAAAGAACGTTTTAAGAGTGTGTGCAGAATGCATTAATGATAATGGTTCAGATATAGTTATACAAAGAACTGATTGTAATAATGTCGTGCTATATGATGGTAAATATTATCACACACAATGTTTTGTAGAAATGTGTAATCAAAAATTAAATAAAAGGAAAAATAAAAAATGGACAGATGCATTAAATAATATACCGATACTTGAAAATAATGCAAAAGTATTGACGGAAAATTATTTTGCAAAAGATGATGTTTATCGATTTATTATTCATACATATGATATTGCAGTAATTCCAAGCTATATGTGGGTTAAATTAAACAAGATTTATGCTGGTGAATTAGAAGGAATGACAGTTGGAATTCCACCATCACATTTGTGTGATATGTGGAAAAGACAAATCAGTAATCTGAATAAAATTCATGACTACAATAAAACAAAAGGAAAGAGTATGGATAAAACTCAGAGATTAAACTATGACATGTCTGTACTTGTAAATAAATATGACAGTTATTTATCTTGGCTTGAACAACAAAAAATTCTTGAAAGAGAAACAATCCAGAATCAACAGAAAAAAGTTGAACAAATTGACTATCAAAGATTAAGCAACATGAATCATGTTGAAGAGAGCAAAGATGATATTGATACATTACTAGATGAATTGTTTTAGCAGAGGCGGTGATTTGTAATTGGGAGACAATGAATTAGAAGTAAAGAGTTCAAATAATATACAATCAGAAATTTGTCTGGTTGGTAGTTTATTTAAGAAACCAGATTTGTATGTTTCATATGGTAACTTTATGAGAAGTCAATATGATTTTTCAGATGAAACAACTAGATTTTTTTACAATATGTTTGAGTTAATGTATACAACGTTTTCTCAGACAATAGATGAAAATAAAGTTAATATTTTTATGAGCCAAGACGAAGATAGATTACATACATATAAACGATATAAAGGATTTAAAACAATACAGCAATGGGTTGGTTTGGCTGATGAAAATGATTTCAAGAATTATTACAATATAGTTAAAAAATATTCATTAATAAGAGAGTATGAAAGAAACGGATATCCTGTTCAAAAAATGCTTAATCATCCTAAGTTTGATAAATGGCTTGCACAAGATATTTACAAAATTATAAGGTCAAAAGCAGACAAAATAAATACTGTAATTAATGCATGTGAAGAAAGTATTGTATTAAATAATGGTAATGAAAAGCAAGTAAAGGGATTTTTGTTAAAGCCTGATATGGGATTACCCATGCCGTGGGATTTATTAACTGAAATGTTTAGAGGTTGCAGAACAAAGAAAGTAGTATTTAACGGATTTCTTTCAAATGAAGGAAAAACGAGAAATATGATGTTACTAATTGCATACATAGTTTTAGTACAAAAGGAATCATTTTTATTACTAAGCAATGAAATGGATGAAGACGATTTACGAAATTGCCTTATTACAACAGTTATTAATAATCCATGCTTTAGAAAACTTCATGGAATAAATATTTATAAGTGCGAAAAGGAAATAGTACTAGGTATTTATCATGATAAATCAGGAAATGTACTAGAAAGACTGGTAAACGACGATGGAGAATTTATCGAAACTGAAGAAGAATATACATTAAGAGTTGAAACAATCTCAGATGAATTTAATTATGTATCAAAAGTTGCACAATGGATTGATAAGCATACAGATGGAAAGCTATTTTTTAAAGATGTTGGTACTGATTATTCTGACGAGGCAATAGAATTTGAGTTTAGAAAACATCGTATGATTTATGGAGTTAAATATGCTGGATATGATACCCTCAAAGGATTTCGAACAGATGATTGGCAAACAGTTAAACAGACAGCTACAAAGATTAAAGAATTAATGAAAGAAATAGATATGTTTTGTTGGGCAGTGTTCCAGTTAACAGATGATACTGTTTACACAGATATTTTTTCACTTAGTAGTAATAACATAAGTAATGCAAAACAAATTAAGCACGTTGCCGATATGCTCATGTTAGGTAAAAAATTGGATAAATCAGAATACCACAAATACCAATATATTTCTGTAAATGATTGGGGAGAGCCACATTCAAATGATTTATCATATGATAAAGTTTATTTTGCTTTGAAGGTTGATAAAAATCGTGGTGGAAATAAAGATTATATTCCAGTATTTGAAATTAACCTTGACTATAACTTATGGAACGAAGTTGGATACTTAATTAAAAAGGAAAAGGTGTAGACAATGGACGTAGTACAACTTAAAGAATACATATTGGATAATAATTTGGTTGAAACTATTCTTGAAGAAATAGGATGTCATCATATTTTATATCATTCATCAAGTACATATTGGAGTGCTGCCAATTATGATGGTGACAATAAACAAGCAATTAATATTAAAAAAAATGAATATTTAGGTTGTATTAATCATACTAGACAAATGGTAAAAACAAATAGATCAACGGATATTATAGACCTTGTTTGTTATAATAAAGATTTATCTTTTCCAGAAGCACTTAAATATTTGTGTAATATTCTTGGCTTAGATTATTATCATAATTTTGATACTGATATTCCTGAAAGTTTATTAATAACAAAGATGTTATATGAAATGCAAGAAGGAAATTTTAAAGAACAAGATAAACCATTAAAACCAATTTCACACAACGTACTAAATTATTATAAACCATACGTTAATGATCTATTCTATAAAGATAACATAGATTATCAAACACAAGTAGATTTCGACATAGGATATGATGAATTTACAAACAGAATTACAATTCCTATATACTCCGATGTTGGAGATTTAGTTGGAGTGAAAGGTAGATTATTTAAAGAACAGTTATCAGAGGATGAATTAAAATACTTGTATATAGAACCGTGTTCAAAATCAAAGATATTATATGGTATACATAAAACTATAAGTTATATTAAACAATTGGGAAAAGTATATGTACTTGAAGCGGAAAAGGGAGTAATGCAATTATGGTCATACGGATACAGAAATTGCGTTTCAACAGGAGGTAAAGAATTATCAGCATACCAAATAGAATTACTTACTAGACTTGGTGTTGATATAATTTTATGTTTTGATAAAGATGTAACCAAACAAGAAATAGAAGAGTTATCGGAACGTTTTATTGATAACGTACCAATTTATTATATGTTTGATGAGAATAATATTCTAAATGAAAAAGAATCACCTTCAGATAGTCCGAATAATTGGACACAACTATTAAAAAATAACATTTACAGAATACGATAGGAGATTGTATGAAATATAGATTATATGAGAATGGAAATAATAATTCAAAAAATGTATTGAAAGAAGTATTAAATAATAGGGGAATAAATGATTATAATACATATTTGAATCTAACAGATGATGTTATTATACCATATAAAAAATTAGATAACATTAAAGAAGCAGTAGATGTATTTGATTATCATTTTTCAAATAAACATATGATAAAGATACTGTTTGATACTGATGTTGACGGGATTACATCTGGGTCAGCAATGTTTAATTACATAAAACGTATGGATAGTTCATATCCAGTTGAGTATATAATTCATACAAGAGCTAAAGCACATGGATTAAGTAATGATATCGTT